TGATCATACTCATTGCGGATTCAGAAACCCCCGTGACGTCTGTCTCTGATTTGGGAAGCGTAGTTGCGGGCACTTACTTCCACGACAGGGCCAACAAAAAGCTTTACATGGAAACCTCTGATTCGGTGGATCCCAACACTAAGTTCATTGCACTCACCTTCAGGCTATTCTTTTCAGATAGGCCAACGAATGCCCCCCATGATCTAGCGACCGGGTTTGAGGTTTGTTGGAACCCCTTCATCTCAAGGACCTCTAAGTTCGCCGTCCAGCTAGACAATAGGGATACCAATCTTGGAAGCGCGATTGAAGGCGCAGGCTCCATTGAATTCATTAACGACTCAGAATTCTGGGTTCCCAGATATGACAAGCTGGTATTTGAGAATAAAAGAATCTTCATTTATTCATGGAACCGAGGGCTAGATATCACAGAGGCTAAGCTGATTTTCAGGGGCAGAGTCCAGGGCAAAAGCTATAGCACGAAGAAAATTGGATTCACCCTAAAGGACACGCTTAATGAACTTAGGGCCCCGCTTCCACAGGCGTTGATTGGTGGCGTGAGCTATACCCACGATAAGTTTGGAAGCATCTCCCCTCTGGCCTCTGAAAGCGGGAAAAAAGCCAGGCAGCGCACCGTCTACGGTAGGCCAAACGGGGTGAAGCTATTTAATATCGATCAGATTACTACAGCGGGCTACCCCGTTCGGGGCACGTTTTCTCTTACCGAAGGCTCTGCCGACGTCACCCCATCATCTGGCACCTTCACGGCCGAAGACTTGCGGCAGGGGGATGAGGTGGAATTCTCCACTCAGCCAGGCGTCAAATACCAAATAGAAAATATCGGTAGCCCCGACGCTGATGTTGACGATACTACGCTGACCGAGGTTTTTACCGGGGATACTGGGGACGCCAGCATCACGGTTTTTCCAAAAACTATCGACGATAGATTTAATCGATTCTATTTCATCTCAGAACACAATCTTTCTAGGCCAACCGTGACCGTTACCGCACCCTTTACTTCAAGACTCTTTGGGGTTTCAAACGCGGAGGATTTGAGAGTAGACGATGCCATCACCATCAGCGGAGAAACCCAGTTCATAAATGCAATCTTTGGAGACAACATCATTGAGACCGTGCTGAGCTATTCTTTTCTGCCATCGCTTGGTCTCTCTGTTTTCAGAGAACCCATTAGGGCGGCCTATATAGATTCCCTTGAGATCATAGAAAATGAAGACTTCATCGTAGACATATCCGAAAGGGTGTTGATGCTTAACCGTGGGGTAGACTCCTACGAGTTTAAGGAAAGCACAACGGTATCGATCTCTGGCACTGATATGAACTTCTCGGTTGGCAGCAATGTGGTTTCAAACGGGGGGCCCTCTTTATTTACAGAGGAGCTTGAGCCTGGTGATTTCATTCTAGATGGAATAAATAACTGGAGGCAGATAGTTTCTGTGCTCAGTGATTCCAGTGCTGTGATGATCGATAAATCCACTAGCGGTAACAACCAAACAGAAAAGCTTAGAAGGCGTCCCAACTACCTAGATTCTGAAACGCTCTCTGTCGATATGGTGGGCAAACCCGTTGATGATATTACTAGCAATAAAGGGCTGGAGCGTGGGCCAGAAATTGTGCAAGACATTTTAAATACGGCGGGGTTGGGGGCACTGCTACTTGATTCAACCTTTGATCAGGCAAACATCGATATCCCGCACATCATAGGGCTGACCATCCCGACTTCGGTCACAGCCCAAGATTCCTCTAAGCTTCGGGACATTGTGAACAAGGTGAGTAGGAGTGTCTTTGGAGTCTTGTTTCAAAACACAGACTTTGAGCTTGAGTATGGAGTTCTAAGCCCAGCCCGCACTGCCAGCAATCTCACGCTTTCCAGGCAAGACGTATTAAACTTCTTTGTTAAAAGTGACAGTCGATCCATTGTGAAAACCGTGAACATTACATTTAACACACGTGAGTTTGATAAGGATTCTCTAGTTTCAGTCTCTGATGTTCGATCCCATACATCAGATGTAGCGACGTTCCTGGCTGACACCGATAAGGAATTGACTGTCGATACCGTGCTGGTGAGTGAGGATTCTGCGAGGATCTTCTCTACGAGGTGGGCCTTCTTGCTTGAGCTTTCTAGAACGCTGGTGTCGTTGCAGTTGAAACTCCAGGGCCAACTATCGGATATCAATGACAAGGTGACATTCAACCATCCCGATCTCTATGAGCGCATAGGCGGTGAGTTAAAATCTAAAATAGGGATGGCCAGCACCGTCAAGCGGGGGGTTCCAAATACGGAGATAATCTTTGATGATTTGTCTAATGCGTTTTCGCGGTGCGGGGCCATCACGGAAAACGACGCGAAGGATTTCTCAGAGGCCCCCGACAAGGAATTACTTTTGAATGGGTACATCACAGATAACAACGGAATGATTGACAACGATTCAAAGACGTTTGGTATAAACCTTATTTGGTAGGGGTGAACTATGGCCTTCAGTCCAATTGATCCAACACAAATTGAGGCAGGCGATCCGGTAACTCAAGAGCTTTTTGATACAGTCAGGCTCAACTTTGATGATCACGAAACACGAATCGGAGACCTGGAAACCTCTAGTGCGGTCTCCCTTCTGGTGGGTGAAATCAGAATGTACGGGGGAGCTAGTGCCCCGACTGGGTGGATAATTTGTGACGGGCAAGCAATCAGCCGAACTACCTTTTCTGACTTGTTCGCAGTCATTGGTGAAACCTATGGGGCTGGAGATGGTTCCACGACTTTTAACGTGCCTGATCACAGATCACGCGGTCCAGTAGGAGATAATGCAGCGGGTGGAGGGGGACTGACTACTAGGGTAGTTGGAGACGAATTCGGGAATGAAACCCACACACACACTCTCCCCAGCCATTCCCACACAACCCCGTCCCATAATCATCAATGGTATGTGGCTAAAGTTGGTACCGATGATACTTTTAATTCGGGGGGCACACAAATTGGGATAACTACTGGAGGAGTTTTAGGTGGAGTAAATATTCAGGCTGGTGACGGGGCAGGAACCAATTACAACACAAACTCTCATACCAACAACAAAAACCCCACAACCAATTCAACGGGATTAACCAACAGCACGAATGCTCATTTGGATCCATCGATCACGCACAATTTTATAATCAAAACCTAAAGGAGATAATAATGGAAGAAGGAACACAGGCATTAAAAGACGTGTTGGCTCTACCGATGAGTCTTCATATGATGGTGGACCTAGCAAAAGCAGATGGCAAGATCGACGCTAATGATCTCGGTCTTGTGTTGGCACCTGTCATGAAAGTAGTCCCCTTTATTAAGGCACTCAAAGACGCACCTAAACAAATGGCTGACCTAAGTGATCAGGAACGAAAGGAAGTCCACGCCTGGGCCAAGGCTGGTTATAATATTGCCGATGATGAGGTTGAAAAGAAAGTCGAGGCAGCCCTAGGTGTTGCTCTACACATCGGGCAATTCCTTGGAAAAATTCTGTGATATTATATTCTGAATACATAACCTAGACTTAAGGTCTATGTTTTGAGGTTGGGGGGCTCTGTGGTGGGGCCCCTCTTTTATGAAGCCATCTGACTGGAATCACATCAAACATTTCAAACCCAATGAGAATTGGGGAGATCCGACTAAAATGGAGTTCGGGGTTATCTTCATCCTAGACGCCTTCAGGGAATACATCGAAAGAAAGATCATCGTCACTTCTGGTATAGGCAAACGCGAAACCTCTGGCTCGCAACACCCAAGCGGCAAGGCCGTTGATTTCGTGGTGGAGTGCTATGAATACGGAAAGCTCAATATGATTTTCGATATCCTGAGATTCCCCTTTATGGGGGTGGGGGTGTACCCAAACCATGCGGCGTCAGGAATGAAATCCCCCATAGGGTTTCATGTAGACAGCAGGGAATCCAATCATCGCGCACTGTGGATAGGCATCACAGATCTATCTGGTAAGTTTCATCAAACAGGTTTAAACCAAACGAACCTTAAATACTACGGTGTCATTCGATGAAGCAAAGTTTCTTCTACTTATTCTTGGTTCTATTGCTGTGTTCCTGTGCGTCTACGCACCAGATACTAGATAGAAAAGTTTTCTGGAAGAAGGATGTAGGGCTCACCATTAACGGCGTCTACTTTGAAGGCGTGGCTACGGTACCAAGGGCTAAGAAATATCACATACTGATAGAGCCCAGAGGCGATGTGGATTTGATCATCATCAAGTCATGCCATGGCACATTTTCGGCCGAGAAGAAAACAAAGAAATTTCTTGGCATAAGAGTAGGGCCCAGGAAGTTTGCGTGGACCTATGAAAACCTAAGCCCCGTGGAAATAGAGAGGACCTGCCCGCTTATGATAGACGTTTATGAATCCTCACAAAAGGCCAGGCATTCCTGGGCGTTGATTTTCTTTGAGGATCCCAACTACAAACTGAAGGTCGATCTTCTTTGCAATTGGATGCCGAGGGCAACAATCAACGGCGTGGGAAGTTGCCAGGCCAAAGCAGATAGTTATCAGCGCATTGTATTCAAAGAAGACATTAGACTGGTGTCCCCCGAGCCAAGCGACAGGGGCCCCTGCAATTCCTTCAAAAAGGTGGCCCCCCATAGCTTTGATCTGAAGGTGAGCCCAGGTAAATGTCACTATCATTTCGACACCAGGGATAAGAGGAAGGCTAAAATAACCTTTGTCGGGTTTGAGGGCGTTCCAGTTAGGGAGGCACAATGAGCGTAATCATTGAAGGGATTCTTTCAATCCTGATGTTTTTTATTAAGCGAGGCAAGGTAAGTGAAGAGAATGTGAAAGAATTCTATAAGTGGGTTAAGATGGCTGGAAGCGATATGGGTTCGGTGAGGCTCATGGAGTCCTCTGAAAAGCAATTGAAGTGGATGAAAGAAAACCCATGGAAGGCTAGTTGATCATATTGCTTTTCTCAACGACATTGACTCTTTCCATAATGCCTTCCATCACCTGTCTGATTTGAAGTTGCTCAGCAACGATCTCTTTTATTAGGTGTGCTTGATCTCTTTGATTGCCTGAGATTAATTGCATGGCTATGCCGTAGCCCTCAGCGCTTCCCCCGTTTCCATTTACCCCTCTTCTCTTTATAACGAGAGCTACTAAGACCTTTGCGAAGTTCAGCACTAGCCAGAGAGTCCCAAGAATGAGTAAATGGCCTGCTTCGAGGCTTTTGAATAACTCGATCAAGTAAAACCTCCTCCACAAATTCGATGGCTATTTGGGGGTTTCTGGCTACGAGTAGCTTGGCTCCGTGCCTGAGGCAATCTAACCCGAAGTCGGTTTGATCAGGCGTTAGGTATTCCCCCTCCCTCTTAGTTTCTATGATACCCCATTTGCCATTAGCCAGTACCCACAGATCCCAGGTACCAGCCATGTCTTCATTGGGAACGAATTTGGTTCCGAATCCCTTGCTCACAAAGATGGGCCCCACATGTACACGCTGGAACTTAAGAAGTCCCATCTTCTGATGCCATGCGAGCCAGATCTTTATGGGGGCTAGAATGTCTCGTTCTTTAGCGGAGCTTTTTTTTCGCCGTGCGCTTGCCATAATCTTTCATTAGTCTGAGGACCTTAGGGTTTTGCAAGGCGATTGCCAAGAGTTTTACTAGCTCCCTCACGTTGCCGATACTGGACTCAGATTTCTTGCCCTCAAGCTTTGCAAGCTGTGAACATAGTTGACGAATGGATTTCACTTCGCTGAAGTATTTGATAGACGCCTTTCGATTCTGCCTATTGCGACGCATTAATTTTAATAAGTTCATGTCTCAATGTTATAATGTTGTAGGCAACAAATCCAACCTGTATATTTTCGGGGTAAAAACTGGAGGGGTTAATGAGAGTTCTACTTGCCTTACTTTTCATTTCATCAAACATTTTTGCGGCAACGGTGATCAGAGACGCCGCTGTGACAACCGTTCCGGGCGACTATGTTTCGGCTGGGGTACTTCAAATTGACAATGTGGGGGGCCGGGGGTGGAGCGTGATAAACAACTCCGCTGTCGATGCCTTTCTCTGTTTAACCGATGGCCCAGCGGCGGGCTGCACGGACGGGGCTTATATCCCCGCGTCCTCTTTCATTTTCAAGGACTGGGCTGTCTTGCCAAGCACTGTTATCCTGAGGGGTGACACTGCCATTTCAGCGGGCACGATTGAGCTTTCGGTTAATACGAACAACTAGGGGGCACGATGCGCAGGTTCCTTTTTGCCATACTCTTCACGCTCTTCTTTTCAATAACAACTTATGGCTCAGGTGGCGGTTCCCTGGGCGGCGGCGCGGGCGGGCCTGATGCTACCTCTATTGCAAGAGACGGATCCAGGCCGCCCACGGCTGATATCAGTTGGGGCACGAATAAACTCATAGACCTAGTGGACCCAACGAGTCCACAACACGGAGCCACCAAAGCCTACGTGGATTCTGTCGTTGGGGGTGCAGAAACCGATCCCCTCTCAATCCATCTCAACGGAGACAACTCCCCCTCGGCTAATATTTCCTGGGGCAACTTCAGGCTTACCGACTTAGCCAATCCCATTTTCGCCCAAGACGCGATGACCCAGTTCAGGGCCGATGCCAATCAAGCGCTTCAACTAAATTTAAACGGCACTAATTCACCTGTTGCAGATATTCCTTGGGGCAGTAATAAAATAACCGGATTGGCTGATGCCACAAGCCCACAAGACGCACTCAACCTAAACACAGGAGACAGTAATTATTTGCAGGTGGGCGGCGGAAATTCTCCTACAGCTAATATTTCCTGGGGCAATTTCAGAATCACCGATGTTGCCAACCCAGTGTTGGCTCAGGATGCTGCCACCAAGCTGTCACAAGATACGGCAGACGCACTCAACCTAAGGCGCGATGGAACAAACTTCATGACTGGGGCATTGAGTGGGACGGGTGATTTAATTCTATCCATTAATATGGGTGGAGATCCGGTCTTGAAAATGGAAGATGAAACAGGGGCATCTACCCCATCAACGACAGCGATAGGCTGTGCGGGTGGGGATGGTACTTGTACCTTCGGTTCCCCAAATTCAAGTACCACAGGGCAAAACCGACCTGAGATTTATTACGCTAAATCGGGGGTTGTCGCAGGAAGTACGGGAGTACACGCCGCTTTATTTACACTGCTAGGATTTCAGATTTGGGCTGGAGCTGTCTCGGTTGGGGAAGACGTAAACAATGGTGTAATTATAGGGAGCCCTGATGGAAGCTCTACTTCTAACTCTGTCATTGGGTTTGCTTTTGCAGACACTCTTTTCGCCTCCTCTTTTCGTACCACGGACGGGGACGCTGGTTTTGACCAAAGAGATATTTGTTATGGCTCCAACACATCAATAGGTGGATTCCCTACGAAAAGGATTTGTTTTAAACATGACAATACTTTAGATATGGCTGCCGGGGGCAGAATTACCGGTATGGGTAATTCAGTCTTCGCCCAAGACGCGATGACCCAGTTCACTCATGATGCAGACTTACTTGGTAAGGCGTCCACCACTCACGCCGCAACACACTTGGACGGCGGATCAGATGAGCTGGATGTTGAATTGCAGGGAGCTATCAGCACGCTAACTCCAGCCAACTACACTCCCTCAACCGCTGAGGCGGGATGCTCTGCGACTGATCAACTCTGCGCTCATCTAAAGGGAATTGATACAAGCCTGGGCGGTACTGCTTCACACGCTTCCACTCATGAATCTTTAGCATCTGATGAAGTCGATGGTGACGTTTTAGATATAGATCTGACATTGGTTAATATTGTTGCAGACACTTCCCCCGCTGAAGTGACAACGGTAGCTGAGCTTAGCGCCATCCTAAAAGGAATTGATAACGCCCTAGCCGGGATGGGCGAAGTTGTTGCAGATACGGCGACCACAACGGATAACACAGTAACCACTATTACCACAGTAGTTTTATCGAACGATGAATTAATAGATGTGAGCGCCAAATGTACAGCCATTGAGACAGACGGCTCAAGTGGAGGGAGTCTTCTTTCTGTTGGCACGTTTAGAAAAGACGGCGCGGCCGATCTTGTTCAGGTGGGAACCACCACTACCCTTGTGATGAATCAAGATTGTGGCGCAGGCGCTAACGCATGTGAGATAACAATGGGGATTACTACACCGGCCAGCGCTCTCGTATTAATCAGCGGGGAAGCTACTTCAACTATTGATTGGGAATGTGTCTCTACCATTGAGAGGAATACAATATGATTAAATTTCTTCTGTTCGCTTGTTTAAGTATGAATGCGTTTGGTGTTGGACAGCTTTGGAATGGCTTTGCACTTACTGAGCACCTATCGTTTGAAAAACTCCCAGACGTTCAAACCACCGATGCCACCGAAACCGTGATGCATTCAATTGCTCTGCCCGATCCCTCAACCTACTTAGTTAGGGCAAACTGTGAAGCAAGAAAATCTGATGGCACTAAACGAGAAGGTTTTATTAAAACCGTATTGGCCTATCGTTCAGGCGGAGCGGCGGCCATTGAGGGATCCATAGTCAATGACTTCAGTCAGTCTGGAACTAGTTATGCGATGACCTATGCTGTTAGCGGTAATGATTTACAAGTTAAGGTAACGGGTGCGGCGAGTGAGACGGTAGATTTTAGGTGTGCCATACAAACCCAAAAGTTGGAGTAATCATGAAATATCTATTCCCCTTATTAGTTGTTTCATTGCTTGCCATCGGAGCTGAAGAAGTCGGTTGGAAGGGCAACGCCCTAAACGTTGGAAGCCTCAATCTTAAGGTTCAAAAAAACGTCTCTATTACAGCCGACGATCAGTTGGTTGATCCGATTGATAATGCCGCACTTTTAATAACCTCTGATTCTACCGTGGCTGCCGATCGAAGCTTTGTAGTAGGCGCAGGCAATGAAGTTGGGGCACTGCTACTTGTAATGTGTTTTGTGACGGGAAGTGATAAAGCGGAAATTTTAGACGGTGCCCCTATCCCTTCCCTTGGGAATATGAAGCTCGAAGGTGACTGGGCATGTACTGAGAAATGGGATAATCTAGAAATCCAATGGACGGGGAGCCACTGGGTTGAACGTGGTCGCGTAGACCAATAATAGGTAAGCTAAAAAACACTTTTTATTGTAAACTAAAACTGGCTCAGGCCATGAAAACCAAGGAGAGTGGGAAATGGAACTATTTACTAAAATGAAAAAAATATTATTTTCAACGGTGCTGGTGCTGTGCCTTTGGGCGAGTACGTCCTTTGGGCTGCAACTTAAAGTAACGGGCTCTCAAGTCGTTTTTGATCCAGGCAACAGGGCTTTTCTAGATCTAACAAATAACGGTTGCGACCACCCTACTGTCTCTGAAGGGATTCTAAACTTAGATCAACTAGGTGCCATCGCCATTCAGGTTGGCCCCACAGCCGCAGCTGAATTTTCAACTTGCGAGTCTTCGTCATTAGATGCACGTAATTATTCCCAATTCTCAGACCTGTCTCTTGGATTTGGGTTTTACAATTCCGATTTACTCCAGGCGGCTGGGGTGATTGAGACTTGGTTAGTAGATAAAAACGACGTGGAAACTTCAGCGGCCAATCATATCCTTAAAAAGAGAAATATGGGCAATACGGGTAACGCTCACGGGGGTATCATGCGTGTTGGGTATTTCACGGCACCCGATAGCCTTCAAGCGGGTGAAGTTACAACCGGCAGCAAGGTGGAAATTTTTGGTGATTGGAGAATTTCAGAAACCGATTATAGTACGGGTTCACTGAACTTGTCTTACGCTGGGAACCTTTCGGCAAATAACAGTCTTGGAATTATGGAAGTTGCTGTTGTCCACTTACCCTTCGGTACAGATCCAGGGGGTGGCGTGGGTGCAACCCGAATTTTAAGAAGGTTCAGGGTACAGGGGACAGGTTCGCCTATTTCGATTCACGTTCCGTTCGAGATTAATTAAGCAGTAGATGGGGGAGTTGCAAGACTTGTTTTGTGGCAATCCCTAGGGGTATGCTTGATAGTAACTGCGATTAGCAGAGGGATGAAATTTCTACAACTGAATCCATTATTAGAACAATATGTACTTAGCAGGTAAATCGGGGCTTCTACTTAGTGGGAGTCCCTTTTTTCATTTGCGCTGGCCCTAGATATTTTTCCATGTATTCGCAAAAGGATTGATAGATGCCGTCAGGAAGCTCACTTCTCGATTTTGTGAAAGACCATTTCTTGAGTAGCTCCTTCTGGGCGGCATCATCCCAGCCCTGTTTTTTGGCAATCGCATAAAGCCTGCTTAATTGCTTTTTGGAAATGCACTTACTAAGAGCCTCGGTATTGGGCGCATTCTTCCCCGGCTTGCCACCCACATTTGTTTCGGGCGTTTCTCCATCTGGATCCTGAATGTCTTTTACTGGAATTTTGAAGGTGGTCACAAGCGCATATTTGTCTGCGATAGAAAGGCACTTGTTGCTAGACTTATCCCCATAATCAATCCCCTCCCCATCAACTTCAGTGGTGACATAGGAACCATCATCAGCGCGGTAGAAGAAAATGTAGGTATTGATTCTGTGAACACCGAGTGCTCCCTGCTTTGATTTAATTGGTTTTTCGCTGCGACTGATTATCATGTGAGTCGTATACACCCCGTGCTTGGCCATGATGGGATTGATGTGGTTATAAACATCATCCACCTTGCGAAAGGCAAATCCTTGTTGGGCATTCTTGCCCTCCTTCCCCACCGCTTTGATATCATTCATGATTAGCGGAATGAGCTTGTCGATCTTCCCAGGCTTGTTTATGGGGATCTGGGGCCTGTGTACAACCCTACTGGTAGGCATGGTTGGCCCCGGTGCGGGGGGTATTTCGGCGTGTTTTGGTTCCATTTTTCTTCCTCCTAGTGCCTAGTGTCTGTGCTTGAGATCCCTTAAAAACTGTAAATCGGCCCTAGAATGCCTCTCCCAGGTCTGTGCTTCACTACGCATTCTCTGAAGCTCCCTATGTAATCGCTGCATGTGGGCTTCGGCGTCGATAATCTTTTGCTCAAGCTTTCCTGAGATTTCCACGATTTGCTGAACGCGGCCCTCAGTGCGGCTTCTAATGGCTTCGATTTCTTCTCGAGTCACTTCCACAGATACCCCCAGCTTTCATAGGCTCTCTTTAGCGCCGTGTCAAATTCACTCACCCTATTCCGTCCTTAACGCTATAGTGCTCCCTGCCGTCCTTATCCGTCTGGGTTCGAATTTGAGGCACAGGCTTTTTGAATTTTTCAGGCGCATCGTATTTGCCCTCAAGCGCCTTAGCTGCCGTATCGGGCCTGATGAGAAAACCAAAGTCGGCCTTCCACCCCCTCGAATTCTCCCCAAGGCAAAACGTAGATTTGTTGATTCTCAGAATGACCTTCACCCAGTATTCTTCCTCTGGGCGCTCATCCCATCTGGCCTTTGCTTGTCTCATCCTGAGAGAAGCCGGTCCTGATTCCTCAACGGCACTTAAGCCCTCATGCTTCCATTTATTCCAAAGCTCGGCTAAGGGTGGGAGCCCGTACACCTTTCTTCGGTGATACGAACTCCCCGTGGTTTTTTTGCTTCTTGGTTTCACTTGAGACCGCAATAAGTTTCGGATCTCAGTAAGTATTGCGGTCTGTTTTCTCAACTCCTGAGTCATTCTCATGGAGTCAATTTCGCTTTCAGAACTCTCTTCAGAGTCCCGCATGCATCCTCAACAACAAATCTTTTCTTCCCATCTTTGAAAGCAATATGTGAAATGCCATCGCAGTTGATATTGATGGGTTGTTTTGTGACTTTTACAACTGGAACGGCCTGTCTCACTGGCCTAGGCTGCAATGCTTTATTTACTTTGAGTCCCAGGTAAGTGCTGCCTCCCACAAGCCAGGCACCCACTGTTAAACCGCCACCTACGACAACGCGCTTCTTCCATTTATCGCCCATAAAATACCCCCTAGTTGTTTTGGTACCGAACCTTCTAAATCAGTTTCTCCCATCAGGCAAGACAATATTTTAGCTTCTTTGCCAAATCCAAACGGCAAATCTTATCTGGGCAATGCTCGGCAGTTTGCCGAATTTTCTCCCAAATCTATGGATAAGTCTGTGCAGTTTTGGAGGAACTTGAATCAGGTTTGAAACAGCATTGTTTGTTTTATTCCCGTCGATATGATGAACATGCCAACCCCCATTCAGTTTTCCTACTTTTGTTGCAAAGATAACCCGATGCTTTATTCTCCCATTCTCGATCAGGTAGCCATCTCTCTCTATTTTCCTTTGTATCTCTTCTGTCTGGATCTTTATCATGATCTTATTTCTCTAATCCCCCTAATCCAGGTACCCAGAGCATACGAGGGCTAAGAGGCTAGGAGTATTCGGTATTCCTAACCCATTAGCGATGAGAATGCGTACACCGGCCAATCCAGTATACCCGTCGCACAACTCAGGCAATCGATAGAATAGCGGGGGCATTCCCCCATTCCTGTGCTAACCCTAATCCCAGAGACTTGGAACCAGGTCAGGAACCAATTGCCAATCAGTTCCCAATAGCTCCTCGGCCCCCAAAATGATCTCGGCCAAAATCATACCTTCGTAAGAGCTATCTTTACCCCTTCGATCAAGGGGCCCCAACTTATGAGCACCCAGGTTTACGAGTTTATGGGTGCCAGTCCTCGATCATTAATTAGTTGAATTGCTGCACAGAATAGGGCAGTTTGGATTCAACTACTATTTGATTATGTGATGTAAGCCCTGGTTGATTGAAAAGTCAATCGGGGCTTTTTTAGGGTTTAGAATGTGGGTATTAATTACATTGCTAGTGTTTCTCGTTTGCGGGTGCCGGTATTGGGGAGGTGAAACGCATGGGCAAGTTTTTTCTTTGTTTATGGTGCTGGCATCTTTTTGGGCCCTGTTGATATCACTTGTTTACGGGTAAGGGGCCTCCACATTCGGGGCACTTCTCGGCGTCAATATCTTCGGGTTTCTTCGTTTCCTTCTCTGCAACGTCTACCCGGAAATCAAAAATTCCAAGGTTATCAACATCAAAGTCAGGCCCCAGATCCCCAAGGTCATTGTTGATACCACTGAGATCCAACTCAGCCCAACTAGCGATAGCATTATCTGCGACGATATCGGCATATTCTTGCTCCTCACTTTCATAGTCTTGGAAGTTCACAGGGGCTTTTTTCCACCCCAATAGTTTGGCAGCGAGCAATCTCCCATGCCCGCTAGTGACGAATTTAGAACGGTTTGAAACTTTGATGGGGTAGCGCCAGCCCTGGTAGTCTAGGATTTTTGCCAACCTTTTGATTTGATCCGTGGGGTGGAGGTTTCTATTCTTGGGGTGGGGATTGAGAATCTTAATATCAACCATCTCATCGAAGGTGCAGTGAACTTTCATTGGGGAACCTCCACTGGCCTGAATAGCTTCTTTTGTTTGGCATCGCACTCCCAGCCCATGGCCCAAAGGTAAGCCCACGCCGCAGGATGATCCAAGCAAAAGGTGACGGCCCCCTTCGTGTGCCATTCGGTGTGATGATCGCGACAAAGCGGGTTCACATTTTCTTCTGAATCCTCACCCCCTGCCCCCCGACTTTGAACATGATGGGGATCACAGGGGCCCTTTGAACAAACTAGACAGGCTTTTTTCGCTATCAATTTAAGGAGTTCCTTGTTTCTGGTGGGCCTCATAATCCAAAGTCTCTGAGGGCCCCAAAGCTTGACTCTTTGCGGGCCCCCAGGTATTTACTCTATACGCTTTAGTAAATCCTACCCTAATCACCGATTTACTATTTGCCAAGGAAGAGATGAGTTTCGCCTATTGTTCGTGGATGGATTGTGTTAATAAGTCTGACTTACCAGTCCTCAAAACTGGTGTAACCAACAGACAGAGAAGGTGCCCCGATTGCGGGCACCAACTCACTTGGCAGGACTTCCCCCATCAACGAGACGCCAGGCGGCTGAAGCGCAAGAGCTGCATGCACCATTGGTACCATGACGGCGAGATAGACAGATTCTTTTGTAAGCTATGCACAATCCCTCTTGATATGTGGAAGAGAGGATGGAGTTATTGGCATGTCTAGCTGCCCCTATTCCCAATTCGAACGCGGCTCAGTCTCTTTCTGCGAAGCCGATCTATGCGGTTGGATAGTTCACCCCGCTGACACGGTTTCAAACCTGGGCTATTTCATTGTAGCCATCGTTTTATTTAGGCTTGTCAAACGAGACAAGAAACTCGGACTGTTCATGCTCCCAGTGTCGGCCCTTGCGGTCGCTATTGGGAGCACCCTATTCCATGCCACAAATACATTCTGGGGGGAGTTCCTAGATGTGAGTTCGATGTTTATGTTTTCAGCATTCTTCATTGCGAAAAATGCTGCGAGGCTTGGGCTGAAGCGCCCGAAACTTCTTTACTGGGGGGTAGTCATTGGATCCGCTGTCACACTTCTTATTAGCCATCCTATTGGCATCAATCTATTTATTGCTCAGACGGTCGCTTGGGTAGTGCTGGAGGCGGTGCTTTGGTTTAAACTAAAAAAGATATTGAATGGTGACACTCTCACAATAGAAATACTCAATCAATACAGGTTGTCTAGCGGCACCATGGTGATGACTCAATACAAACCCCTCATCGCCCTAGGCATGGTCTTTGCAGCCAGTTATATCCTGTGGTGGGTAGATCAGTTAGGCCTGGTTTGCACTCCTGATAACCACTGGTTTACCTGGCACAGCTCTTGGCATTTGCTCAATAGTTGGGCATTTTACTACGCCTATGTATTCTATAAGGGGATAAGGTGAAGAAGTATTGCCCCAAATGCGAACTGCCTTATCACGAATTCAAACTACGTTGTGTGGTGTGCGGGAAACCGTTTAAATTTAGAGACCACCGGGGGCTTAAGCGGCGGCGAGCAACATGTAGCAATCTCTGCCGAAACAGAGGGGTAAGCCTTAAGTTTAAGTATGCCGAGCATTGGCCGGGGAAAACATGACTGAGCAACTTGCCATAGCCGGATTCTTAATCACGACCATGGGGCTCATGGTTTTGATCTGGCAATTCACAGAGGTACTAAATGAGTGGAAGCAAACCGCTATCAGATGCAGAGAAATTAGCAGTGAGAATCAGGGACCGGTTTCTGGAACTAAGAGTCATCATGGAAAGAGACGTAAAGCACACAAAAAAAGCTAGCCCATCGATGACACAAAGAGAGTGTCAGAGCGCCTTTCTTTTGTTTCAGATCGCAAGAATAGATGTGGCGACCTATGATGCAATTCAATTATTAGCCAAAAACAACAAAACTACTTAAGGAGACCATAATGAATTCTATCGTTTTGAGATATGCCATCGGTTGGACGGGAAGAGATCCAGAGAAGAGATATGTCGGTATCATTTCCCCAGAAAAACCCTGGCCAGTTTTTATTGAAGATGTAGTGATGAAAGATATTGAATGGCTAAAGGGTAAGGTGAAACCCAGAGTTCAGTTTCACAACCCCTTCGGCGTCGTTGCCCAATGGCCCACCATGCGGGCAACTCAATACAGAGATGCCGTAAGGGCCAAGCTCCTTTGGCTTGCCTATAGCTTTCAAGCCCCTATCAAGAAATTAGTGAAGCAAGGCGTGGAGGTGATTTCTTACCTGGGATCACCCGTCATCGATCCTTACTACATCTCGCTTATAAACAATCCATACAGCAACACCCAAGACAACATCGTTCGAGAGCTTTGGATTAGCTACAAAGCCTCTATCAATGCGGGATGCTCCATAGGCTTTGATGCTTCCCAAAAGTGTGGCCCGGATCATTATCAGTTTCATTTCATGAAAATGCTAAAAAGCCTAGGCGTGCGCACTTATATCGAGGCTACTCCTCAAATTGGCTCAGGTCATTTGTGGAGTTGGGATTCCATTATTCGAGAAACCACTTTTCTAAAAAGACACGTCACCAGGCCAACGCTTGGTTACCAAACCAGGTTTCCCGCATATATGAACCCCGATTGGTATACCTGCGATGAAATTCATCGACTAGTGTTGTGGCGAGATGCTGAAAAAAACGTTAAGAAAATGGTGGAAATGGTGAGGAAAATCATAGAAGACAACGAAGGCGATGGCCAAAGTGTGGCGTCTTTTGATGCGAGACAATTGATTGATGGGGCCTCAATTGACGATATTGTTTATACGGCCAATGATTGAAGAACAGTGGACATTTTTTTTGTGGCAGGGGTGACCGTGAATGAGCGGCAGTTTCTAGGAACTGAATTGGCATGATGAAGGACCAGGGGAGCCTAGAGGATTTTCTGGGAGATAGATGCCAAAGCCGGTGCAAGCCCGGCCCCACTGCGGATTTTATGGGAGCGGGCCGTGCGAATAAGCTCGGATCGACAAGCGGGCCAACCGATGCTTGGTACTCGTTTGTTGCCACGGTTACCGCTTCCACTGATTAAGGAACAGCGGACATGAATGACATGGAAGAAGAGACTGAGGAATCAAGAATAGTTGGCGTAGCGATAAAGCATGATGACTGTCGTATGCTTTCAATGCCAAGGCCGTTTAGGCACGATGCTGTGATCCATAGGGCCGTTCAAATTTTCGGAGTTAAGACGATCAATTCGGAATGGAAACAAGGCTTTGTTGACCAGTACGGAAATTTTTACACCAGGAAGCAGGCACTACGTATCGCAAAGGTGGCTGGCCAGGTTGATGATAGCGAGGGGCCAAGGGTGGAAATCCTCATGAGTGAGGATCTTTGGTGAGTGCCACTGATTGTATATCAGCGGACAAGGGAGATGAATGATAATAATTAGAATGCTAAAGGCGTACCTAGCAATGATGAAAGAAGCTTGGGGTTGGGGGCCTTGGGCAAGGGTTGTAATAATTTTTGGCGGCTGGTCACAGCTTGCGTTGTTAGCTTTGTTGTCGGGGTGGAAAGAGCCCTCAGAACGATGGGATTAGCCTTCTGGAGGAGGATGAATGAACAAAGAAATAGAAGTCATTGAATTTTGTTGGGCCAAACTGGAGGCCCTCACATATGATGCGCAGAGAAGGGCAATAGATTGGCTACGGGTCAAAATTGAGGATGATAGGGGTGAATATATTAAAGCACAAGGGATGGATAGCCCAACTGACAAAAACTGATTCTTAACAGGTTATGCCACTGATTATCTAACAGGAGACAAAGATGGCTGATCTTAGGGTCTTCTTAACCAGATGTTGCAAGTTTAGATTCATCGGGCTGAATCATAGCCCAGAATACGAATGGATCTGCCGGCACTGTGGCAACGGGTATCTCGGGGAAATGGAAAGGACCACTGCAGCGGGGGAATGCGGCGACACAGGACATTCGTGCCCCGATTGCGGCCCGTCGTATATTGATGATTCGGTAGCGGATTAATGTCCACTCATTACTTAACAGGAGACAAATGAATGCCAAACGCACATCTACTGGCAGATGAAATTGGGGAATTCGTTCAAGAAACTGAAGAATTCATGTTCAACCTTTGGGCTGGAGACTGGTCCCGCAGTTCTGGTGCAGAAACCTATCAGGGCTACGCAAAAGAGTTTTTGGACAAGTGGGGGCTTGCTGACAATGAGGCCACTGATTCTATATCATCGGACAAAGGAGACAAGTGAACGAACCGACTTTCCGTAAGCGCGGCAATAAAAACGAGATTCAAGTACGTTTCTACGTTGACCGGAAACTATACGAGCAGTTCAAAGGGATTGTCTCCGGCGAGGGGCTGATCCTCAGGGACGTGCTTGGTGATTTTTTATTGTGGTTTGTTAGAAGGCACTCAATGGGTTTGCCGCCACTCATTAGGTAACAGTGGCAAAAACTGACTGCTAATCAGTTTAGGAGGGAAAGACATGTTGAGACAGCTGATGGTTGCCACATTATTGTTGTTTTCTAGTTGCATATTTGAATCTGGAGCATCTCTTTGCGTGGAGACCTGCTTGAAACATGGCTTTCGTTCGGCAAAATATGTCCACGCAGATAGAAAATGCGTGTGCACAAAACATAAGTCAAAAACTGACCAGGGAAAGAATCAGTTTAGGGAGGAAAACTGAATGGACGATAAAAAAAATGTCATCCACTTTAAAAGCGAATTGAAATGTATCGAATGCGGTAAGTCAATAAACGAACAAGTGATTTATTATTTTAATCCGCTCACCGGGTTTCACTGCGAACACTGCCCTGGATTTGAAAGGGGCGGGGTAACGGTAACCAAGGAGACAGTGAAAAAAACTGACTCATAATCAGTTTATGGAGGAGTATGCACTGGGAAGAGATCCCGGAAAACCAAGATGCGGTTAGGCGTCTTAGAAAGCCGGAAAAATATAAATTGATTTTGATTGGCCAAGGCCCATCTCCCAAGGAGGGACTACCTGGGTCTGCCATTGTTGGTTACCGGAATTCTCATGGTGATTTCATAGCACCGGGTGGAAATCTTGGGAATTTTTTGTATTGGTGTGATTGTCTGCCAAAAGGGCTCGATCCTCCAGTATGGGCCAAATTTGCAAAAAACTGATTCGTAATCAGTTTATGGAGAAAAGGGTCAATGATTGAAGAACGGTGGATGAAAGACGCGCTGAGGAAAAATGATTTTCCGCATTCTAGCGAAAAGATGGTTGAAAATGAGGCGCTCTTAAGAAGCCAAATGAAGGAGATGTTGGCCAAATGCACAGAATTCCAGCGAGGGATTTTTAAAAGAATGTATAAGTCGGTAGATGAAATGTCGCGGTCAAAATTCGATTGGGCATTCCACCAGATAGAGCGGACCCTGAAAGACAACAGTTTTACAACACCCTAGAGGGAGAATGAAAGAGCACAAACTTACAGATTGGGAGGCTGGCAACGAACTAGCTGCAATAACCGATTTTATGTACGACAAGATCGAAGATCTTCAGAGATCTCATCCAGAAATTCACGACGCGGTAGATCAGAAGGCCCGCGAGATTGGGGATCTATTCAATAACCTGGGCGCACATGATTTCGGATTGAGAGGAACCAAGGACAAAAGCGATGCCTAAAACAGCTGCAATGGAGCCGCTAGAGATAGAAAGAATCAGGGATGACCTTGGAATGGCTATAGGCGATTTCGCCGAATTTATGAGAGCAGACAAAAGAACAATCGCTGCATGGGAGGGAGGAAATAAGAAACCGACAGCATCCCATTGCGCCGTGTTGTTTGGGCTACGTGAAGCCCTGAGAAGGCCAAAAACCAGGGCAAATGTTATTAAATATTCAAGGGCATCGGTCGGCTTTGGTGGCGTTGCCTATTTGATTATTCGATTATTTGAAGAATGTAGCACGGGAAAAACTGATTATAAATCAGGTTAGGTTGGCGGAACCTTTTCAGATTTCCCGCAAGCCCGCTTAAAGAGCGGATTGTCTATTCTTGGAACGATATAGCGCACCAAGATGACCTCGACTCCCTTTGAGAGAATGGGGCAAACAAAGAAAGCACCGATCCCGCTGGTGGCTGCCGAGCACGCAATGAAAGCCCCCCAATAACCGATTATCCCAACGAAGGGGCTTAGGTGCTTTGTGTATTCCTCAAGGTCAATGAAGTAGTTCCCATTGCATTTAAACACCAGAGGAATGGTGTAGGCCAGAGTCCATAGGTCATGTATTCGCAATCCCCTACAAAGCGTTTCCCCAAGGAGGTCTTCAGCCTTTTTATGAACGTCTATCAAAAACTTGAGGCCCGGATGATCCCCGACGTCGCGCCCTCCTGAGGCTTGGATGGCATAGATAAACCCACGGTGGTACACCCGCCACTCATGCTCAATGCGCTCGGCTTCGTAGTAGTGTTTGCGCTTATTGAGTTCCCGAACGGTGCGGGCCAAGATGGCACCGATTGCTTTATCTGTGCGCTTAGCGAGCTTGCCATTTAAAACATCTTTTTGCAGGGCATAGGCCTCACGCCTTGCGCTCATTCTTTTGCCATCGCTTTGGGCTTCCATTTCGAGATCCGTCGCCCTATCAGCGTCAAGCTCAAGTAGAGATGAATCAGCGAAGAGGGGCACGGCAAAAAGAATAAGGGCAATGAATGGGGGTTTCATTGGGATCTAGTATAGCACCCCTCTGATACAATGAGACATGGGGGAAATAATGTGGAGGATATTCCGCTTTATTTCAGTCTTATCGTGCTTGGCCTGCTTTGGTATCTCAGCCCACGCTGAGAGATGCATGTGGCTTTCCTTCAACAGAGAATTCAAAATAGTTGAGTCCTACGTGGGCCCCATGTCGACACTCTGGGTTTTCGCACAAGCCTGCCTAGACAGAGTTGTAAGAGGAGACTGCCCTCCAGAAAAACCTTTTCTATTGGATCGAACGCATCTTGAGATAACAGACGTCGAGTGCGCCAAGCTTGTCGCAGGTAAGAGTGAGCCGCCCAGCAAGGGCAAGTAAGCCCACCAGTAATACGAATCCGCAAGTCGCAATCACAGACAAACGATAGAGCCTATCCATGGCCCAATTATGCCAGAAATCACACAGTTGATTTGTAGCACTTTGTGATGCATTGTGTCACAATTGAATCACTGGAGCTTAAGGAAATGGACGTAAAAAAATGCATAAATTGTTTTGAAATCAAGCCGGTTAAGGAGGTAAGCAATGAGAAAACGAAAGTCACCGCACGGTAACTGGCGGGAAGAGTTTTTCAAAATTATGCTGATGGCACTCATGTACATAGTGATTAGCGCGCTCACGGGCTGTGCGACACTGAACCCACTCGCACACATCAGGCCCCCCACCGGAACCGAGCAGATGAGGCTTGGCAGAGTTTGCAAAGTCCCAATCGTCAAAATCGATGGCTCAACCTGGGAAATCGTGAACGAAGATGAAAAATATGGCCCCGAACTCATCGAATTGGAAGATGGACTGCATTGGCATGGAAATTGTCAATTTACCGTGGGGAGGGTGGCATGGAAGCATCGATGATTATTGAAATCAGTACGGTTCTTGGAATTTTCATGGCCATGACGATTTACCTGATCGGGGGCCCTTAATGACAAAAGACAAATTTCTTCCACCGATGCGGGTGAAGGAACTCGAACGCACCACACTTGAAGAGGAGGCGAAACTGGAGCGGCGCAGCCTAACCAATTATCTCCTGTACTTGATTGGGCTGGGCCGCGACAGCAAGGGACTACCCCCCATGCTAGAATAGGGAGAAAGTTTTCACCTCCCCAGGGGGCACTCGGTCGCTAACCCCGCAAGGGTGCCCCCACACTTACCCCACCGTGTTATAATAAACCAAACCCTACACACCATGCCAAAATATGACTTCAAATGTATGGATTGCAGGCGGTGGACTGTAGTCTTCCAGCACGACTCCCACGATTTCGTGGATACCCGCTACGCAAAATGCGGCTATTGCTCCTCTCAAAATCTGGACCTAGTCGAATACATCGCCCAAACCGATGAGGCCCTAGAGCCTGTGCTCGATTGCCTGAAGATAGTGGAAACCGAAAACGGCCTAGTGCCTGTTTTCTTTAGCGACGATGATGAAATTTCTGATGAACAACGCATAATCGATCTGCTACACTGGAACTAGAGGTGCAATATGTATGGACCTAAAAACCCAGCAACGACGCATGATGATGCTGATCTCGCGGTTGGAGTAAATGCAGGCGAACAAGTCACAGATCTGACTTTGGTTTCGTCTACTAATACGAGCCTTGATGCATAAAAGGGTTGATTAACGAAAACCAGCCAGATAGATTCATGAAATGGCAGGTAACAAAGCACAGAGAAAGCAAGCCAAGGAAAACTTAGCAAAGCTGGCAAAATCACCGAAGGGTAAAAAGGCGGCGGCTCCAAAAGCAAAAGCCGCTCCCCTCAAGAAGAAGTCAGCAAGCAAGGGAGTCCAAGGCAAGGCGGCCTGGAAAAAATCCACCGCCACGAAAACACGCCCAGCGGCTTAACTAGCCAGGCGAAAACTCAAAGACCGATTAGGTTGGAGGGCACATGTCTAAGAAAAAAACCAAACCACCCACACCAGAACCCGAATTATCTACACAGAAAACGGAATCCGAAGACGAAACACCCCCAAAAAATCCACCCCCCAAGGTGAAGAAGCATCTCTACGAGCTCACCCGAAAGGGACACACAGAAGTTAGGCACGACTTGTACAAACTCGAAGTTGCGCAGATGAAGAAAAACGTTTCTTGGAAATACCTTGCGCCAAGGATTGAGACTCTAGAGCACTGCCACATTTTTCATTCTCACAACGAGAAAAACGGACTTCCAAACAAATACTGCACACCTGTAGGGGGGCACTTTCATGAGGTATCTGTTGTGTGGGACGGTGACAATATTGTCAGCCTTAAGTGCGGCCCCCCTCTTTCCCGAAAGAAGAGAATGATTCCTGGGCTAAGGGGCAATAAAATCGTGTCCTCAGTAGAAGCCGTGAAGTATCTCACGCACCCGAAATCAGGCGAGCCAGATATCGTAGACACCCATGAGCACGAAATAAGCTACAGGCATTCAGAAACCATCACCCAAGCTTCAAGAAGCGCCCGTAGTGAACTGGAGCGTGCAAAAGTATCAGCGTTAATGGATCGAACCAAGCCAGCAACGCAGCACTTAGCAGCTCAAACCCTAGAGGATTCAGCAAACAAAGCTAAACCACTAGTTAAGGAGTAGATTATGCTCCACTTCGATGTAACGAAGTTATTCAATCTCCATGTGTCCAAAGCCCTCAAGGGCAATAAGGACCTGATCCGCTTCATTCACGACCACCCCAGGCGCTACATCGTTTTGAAAAACATGTGCGAGCAGGTGGAGCAATTTGAAAAGCGATTCAAGGGATTAAAAACACTCGAAAACAGAAACAAAATCATCTCAGCGTGCGCGAATATGTTTATCGATCAAGCCTTTAAGGAGGCGAAGTTGAGGGTGCAATCTGCGATGGCTCAGAAGAAGGCCAAAGATCCTAACGAGAAGATGCGAGAGATGCAAGAGCGGATAAAGGCCAAAGACGGCATTCGCGAGGTGCATGACCGTGAGTAAGCGAAAGAAAAGAAAAGGGAAGAAGAGAGGCCCCAAGAAAAGAATTGAGCTTGATGATAAGCAGATACTCCTCCTCCAGGCCCTCATCGGTATGAACGCACCCAATGCTGAGATCTCTTCATTTTTTGGGTGCAGCTTCGCTACGCTGCGACGCAATTATGCAAAGGCCATAAACACAGGCAGGGATAAATTCAGATGTAAGCTGAGAGCAGTCATGGCTGACCGAGCACTGAAGGGCGACACCCGCATGTGCATTTGGCTCAGTAAAAACATTTTAGGCTGGGGTGACAGGTTCACAGTCAGTGGAGACGGGGGAGGAGAAGTCGATGGATTCCAGTTTGGTTAGTAGGGCCAGCCGTATACGGCAATGGTTTCGTGAAAGCTTAAGACGCAATCCCCAAAGACAGAAGTTGATTTGCCTTGTCTGCAAGGATCCTTTCTCAGCGCTTAATGAGAGTGTGAAGTACCCCGGCTATTGCCCAGACTGTACTATGACGAGGTTTCCACAATAGGCATGAATGAAGATAGACTACGATTACAGGTCGATCTCCTACCAAAAGAAGTTTCACGAATCCACTAAGCCTAAGGCCCTTCTATCGACGGGATTCGGTGGAGGCAAGACATATTCCCTGGACATGAAATGCTTTCAGCTCATGGATCTAAACCGGGGGCTTCCAGGCGGTATGCTCTGCCCAAGCATCAAGATGTACAAGCGGGACGTTCTCCCCCTCTTTAGAGAAATTTGTGCTGAGAATAAAATCCGCTACAAATACAACAAGACTGATCTCGTTTGGTTTTTCCCAAACGCTCAGGCCACTATGTACATCCACCACTCCGAAGATGATGGAGCCTCTATCAAGGGGCCTAACTACGCCTGGGGAGCCGTGAATGAAATAGCGTCCTGTACAGAGATGGCCGTGAAAATGTTGATGGGCAGGATAAGGCACAAGAAAGCAAAGCGCCTCCAGTTCATTGCAAGCGGCACCCCCGAAGGCTTTAACTGGACGTACGATTATTTCATCGAGAAGCCCCGCCCTGACACTGATCTCATCATCGGGGACGCCAGGGAAAACAAATACGTTCACGAAACCTACTTTGATCAACTCACAGAAGACTATGACGGGCCTGAAGCTGAAATGTACATCGGGGGCAAGTGGGTGAATCTCTCTGGTAAGGGCTGCGTTCATGCCTTTGACCGGATGAAGCACACCGCTGATGGAGTGAACTATTTGGAAGCTGAAGATATCTGGGTGCCATTAGATTTCAACGTGGCTCCTATGTGCGGCTCTCTTTGGCAGCTAAGGCAGACAGGCTATGACCATAGAACTAGCAAGTACACCACGCGCCGCTTGCAGTGCTTTGATCAAATCCAAATCATGGACTCCAACACCTGGGAGTTCTGCAAGGTCCTCGACGAAAAGCTTACGGCGCTCGGCGTCAGAAAAGACGGCGCAGGCAACTGGCCTGGCATCACAATTTACCCCGATCCGGCTGGTGTGGGCAGATCCACCAAGAGTCACTACACAGACTTTGATATCCTTCGTGAGCATGGGTACCGAGTTTTAAAATATAAAACCAAGCTTTCCGTCCGAGACTGCATAAACGCGGTCAACAGGACGTTTAAGAACGATGGGGCCATAATCAACAAGAAATGCTCAGACGTGATTGCTGACTTGGAGCAGTGTATATTTAAGAAGGGCATCTTCGAAATCGACAAATCCAATCCCAAGCGTAGCCATCACCTAGACGGGATCAAAAATATGATGGATTATGAGTTTCCAGTCCGGCGCAAAAGACCTATGAGAGTGGAGAAGGTTCTTTAAGGGGGCACCATGCAGCTTGAAAACATCGACATGATTTTAGAGGAGAAGTTCAGAAAAGAAGTCATCAGTGACATGATCGACGATCAGGAAAACCTCCTGAGGAAAATCCGTGAACTCAGAAAGCACGATATCTACCGAGACAAGAATTCGAAATGGGTAATGGATGCCATCCAGAAAGAGAGCTTCAGGCAAGTCACTATTGAACAGATGCGAAACCGGGCTTCGAATATTTCCATCTGTAGAAAGATTGTGAACAAGCTAGCCAGGGCCTACATCGGCGGCGTCTTGCGAGAGGTGAAAACCGAGGGGGATCAGGAATCAATCGACAAGCTTGAGAGAGAGCTTGATGTGACCACCCACATGAAGAAGGCTGACAGATACAGGCAGCTCTTTAGAAACACGCTAGTCGGGGTGATTCCAAATCCCTCAAACAGGGAAAGCAGAGAGGCGAAATCTACAAAGTGGGATCTCGAAATGAGGGTGCTAGCCCCATGGGAATACGACGTATTAGAAGACAACTTTGACCACACGAAACCAAGGGTTGTTATCCTGACCGACTTCCCAGAACGCTACCGATTTCAGTCAGATTTCCAGTCCCTCATTCAAGGCGCAGCGGGCGTTCGAACAAGAGATCCAAGTGCGTCCAGTCGCGAGCGCGGGGATAGAAGCGAGCAACACATTGCCGATTCCCCAGAGGACGCGGGCACCGATGAGAAACACAGGAGATTTATCTGGTGGAGTGATGAGTATCATTTCACAACCGACAACACTGGCGCTATTGTTGACGTTCCCAGCAAAGACGCCGCCACGTTCAGAGAGCAAGTCACCAACCCTATTGGCCTACTCCCATGGGAAAACATTGCAGGCGATCAGGACGGCCAATACTGGGCTCAAGGTGGAGAAGACGTGACCGACGGTTCAATTCTAATCAACAAGATTTTGACTGATGTGAACTTCATCACCTTTATCCAGGGCTGGGGGCAACTAGTAATCTCAGCCAAAGACGTGCCCAAGAAAATCAAGGGCGGCCCAGACAACGCCTTCATCTTTGATATCCAAGAAGGGGATCCCGTTCCCCAGGTTTTCTACGCCACCAGTAATCCACCCATCCAGGGCTGGCTAGATACCATCATGACCACGCTTGCAATGATTCTTTCCACTAACAACCTGTCGGTGAGAAATATCGCGACAAAACTAGACGCTGCCACGGCTGCCAGTGGGATTGCTCTACTCATAGAAAACAGTGAATCCCTGGACGATATCAGAAACCTTCAGGAAATGTATCGAGACAAGGAGCCTCAAATCTGGGAAATCCTGAGGCGATGGCATGAACTCTTCGCTAAGCCGGACGCCCTTGTCAAAAACCTTCAGGAGATCAACCCATTCAAAGATGCAGATGTGCGGCTCAAGTTCAACGAATTCAGAGCCCCGATCTCTGAGAAGGAGAAGCTGGAAGAGATTAAGATCAGGAAAGAACTGGGCATCAATTCCATGGCTGAGCTTTTGATGAAAGACAATCCAGACCTAAGCGAAGATGAGGCCAAGGAACGCATCAAAAAGCTGACCGAGGAGAAGAAAGAAAAGATGGAGCAATTTGGAGGCGGTCTAATCAAAAACCGAATGGAAACGGAGGGGATCAAAAATGCCAGTAGTAAAGGGATACAAGGCAACGAAGCCGAGAAAACCAACGAAGCCGAAGAACCCGAATAAACCTAAGAAGGGCAGGCGATAGCGACCACCGTCAAATACGTCTTTGATCCAGAGGAGGCGACTGGGCTCACCATTCCGAGAGGGAAGAAGGAAGAGGTGCGAGAAGACATTGCGGATTTCATTGCTGAATCTATTCTTGATGAAGTGGGTGCAGCGACTTCCCCCGTCTCTGGACACGGCAAATTCAAGCGCCTGTCAAAAGAGTACAAGAAATTCAAACGCTCGCAGGGTGGCAGTGGAACGAGGGATCTGGAACTCACGGGCGATATGCTGGATGCCCTAAAGGTGACTGTCGCTGGAACCAATATCAAGACACAGATAGGGGGCAAGGAAGGAGGTAAGGCTGAGGGCAACAATGATCGAAGCCGATTCATCCCTCAAACCAAAGAAACCTGGAATGCCGAGATCATGCGGGGGGTGGCCCGAATCATTCGCGCCTCTCAAGAGGATGAGTAATGGGAAGCTTCAAGGCCAAATTCAATGACAAGGCCGTTCGGGGGCTTGAGCGCAAACTCAACAAACTGAAAACTCCACTGACTTCAGCCGAAACAAATAAGATAGGCAAAAACATGGTGAAGGCCATGAAGCGCCTAATAGCTAAGGGGATCTTCCCTATCCGTGGAGGAGGCTGGCCTAAGCGGTTTCCTAGGTACAAGCGGGCGAACGATCCTCGCGGATATCCGAATACAGTGAAGCGCAGATTTCCCAGTAAAAGAAAGCGCCCAGTGAATTTAAAACTCTCTGGAGCCTTCATGAAAGACCTAGGGCACAAAGTTTTGCAGGGCGGCAAACGTGGAAAAAATATAAGGATTGAAATCGGTTACGATAAGGCAGAATCTATCTTGAAAGAAAAGGGCCACCGTGAGGGAGCCAACTCCCAACCTAAGCGGCCAACCATCCCGAATCCAAGGCGAAAAGAACGGTTCGCAGCGAAGGTAAGGGATGAATATTTTAAGGTTTTACTTAAGAAGTTTGACAAGATTACCAAGAAAAGGAATTGACACATGCTTTCAATAAAACCCAAAAGGAGATAAAATAATGGCTGAAACTAAAGTAGGGGAAAGCGGTGCTCCCCCCGATGGTAGCGGTGCTCCATCGACTCAGACCGATGATTCTTCGGCGAATACAAAACCCAATCCCACAGGAAAGACTGATGAAACCCCCGGCGGTGCTGGAGGTTCCCCTAGGATGGTGTCCTGGGAAAATCATCAGAGAGTCCTTGATGACATGCACAAAGAGAAGACACGTCGCAAGGAACTCGAAACAACTTTGGGTGATGTGGAATCCGAAAAGCTTAGGGCAAAAGAGGATTTCAAGGGGCTGGCTGACAAGTACAAAGCTGAAGCTGAAGCTGCAAAAGGTGAATACGACAAGCTCAACGTAGCTGTGATCAGACAGAACAAGTTCCAAGAAGTGCAAAAGCACGCCTTAAAAGATGGGTTAAGAAGTGAAGCCATATCAGATCTCGAGCTCCTAGATTTCAAGGGGGTTGAGGTTGACGTGTCGGCTAGAGGACACATCACTGTAAAAGGGGCTAAGGAATTTGCTGACTCCCTCAAACAGTCGCGTCCTCATTGGTACAAAACGGACGGTCCCCCTATTATCAACGGCGGTGGAGGTGGAACTCCCCCAGGTGATTCTAAGGTGACTGAAAACGACATAATGAAAATTGACCGGGACTACGCAGCCGGACGCATAAGTGAGCAAGATAGAAACGCCGCCTATGCAAAATATGATGCCGGGAAGGCCCAGTCACAAACCCAAACTTAGGAGGAACAAATGGCTGATCAAAAAATGCGGTCCAGTCCAGAGCTTCTGGCCCTGAGGCCAGAGCTGTGGAGTAGCGTTTTCTACTCTACTCTTTTGGCTGCGCACCCCTTCAACAGTGTGGTCGCCCGCACTTATGAGGGAGATATTAAGGCGCTAGGAAACCAGGTCAACATCACTCAGTTTCCAGAGTTCGATGAAGCCGAGGATATCCTAGAAGGTCAGAAGGTAGACGCTGAAGCGATCACGGCCTCTAACATCCCGCTGGTTATCAACCATCAGGTTGTTAAGGATTACATCGTTACAGACAAGGCGCTCATTCAAACCATTGATTCGCAGAATGCTCTAAGGGATCTGGCAATCAACAGCATCATGAAGAAGATGCAGAGGATCATCATCGATGACACGATTCCCAGTGGAGCGACCCCGGATCACACCTTAGCCTATGATACAGGTACCACGTTGGCGCTTGTTGATATCCTAAACGCTAAGGAACTCTTGGATAATGCAAACGTGCCAGATGATGGCAGCCGTTGCATGATTCTCGATTCTCCTCAGTGGAACGATATCTTCAACATCACTGGGCTAACTTCCAGAGACTTCGTCGGAGACGGAGCACAGCCTCTAGTCAGTGCTGCATTACCGGCTAGAGTTCTAGGCTTCAACCCGAAGATGACTACGGAAGCCAATGCCGTTTCGTTCTTCTTTCACCCCAGCTATTTACAGTTGGCTGTGCAAAGAGGAATGGATACCAGGGTGTTCGATGAGGGCGTTGTTGGATCCAGAGCACAGCGAGTGAACTCGACGGTTCTATTCGGTGATGTTCAGGCTTCTGACGTTCGAGTGGTCACTGTTTCCTAAACTTTTAACCGAGGATATGTAAATGCCACCTAGTGAAAATCTAATGCACTATGAGCAATATGTGTACGACGTCAGCGAAGACGGTGGGGCACAGGGTGCTTTCGATCTGTCTGCCAAGGCTCGAAAAGAACCGCTTCCCCTAGGAGCTGTAATCGCTGAAATAGTCGCACTCGTTCAAGTAGCGTTCACCTCAGGCGGTGCGGGCACTCTTGAATGGGGTAACGGTAGTGATGCCGATGGGTACAGTGGGGTAGCGCATGCGCTGGCCGCACTAACCCTAAACGCATCACTCAACGGCTATGACAATGCAGCCGCATTGTTATGGGACGATACCAATGATCACAAACTCCATCCTGTAGTTTCGGATGTGGCTAGTGGTCAGGTTGTCGCTTCAGTGGGCGCTGCCGATATGACTGCCGGGAAACTAGCGGTTATGTGCAGCTACTACTTGCCGTCCTAAAAACTAAATAGATACGGTGGGGGCCCAAGGCTGGTTTTACACTTCCTTGTTCCTGGCCTTTGGCCCTCACTACTTTTAAGCCATGCCACCGATCGGACGAAATATTACAAGAACGATCTTAGATCTATCCGGAACGCCGGTTGAAACCACTGAGCAAACTCGCACGCCCGCTGATAAGACTCTCGCATTCCCACTGACCACAGCGAGCAAGTTCTTCATCGGAATGAAAGAGAAATTCTCAACCCGACACTTCAACTTAGGCACACTCAATACCAACCCAGCTAAGGTCACCGTCAAATATTTTGATGGCACCAGCTTCCAGCCAGTAGAGGACGTGATTGATGAAACCAGCGGATTCACTCAGAACGGATTCCTGTCTTGGATAAACATCACCGACTGGAAGAAAACCACGCTTGCCCCTATCGACGATAGAGAGCTGTTCTATGTCGAGATTACCGTTGATGCGAATTTAAGCGCTGGGACTGTCCTTCAGTCTGTGCTCAACATATACTGTGATGATTCGTGTCTTCGTAGCTACTACCCCGATCTCATTACGGACACAAGATTTCTACCTCCAGGGCGCAACGATTTTCTTGAACAATATATAGCCGCAAAAGACCGGGTAATATTGAGGCTCAAACGCGACCAGCTCATTACAGACGAATCCCAGATAATTGATATCAACGAGGTGTCTGTGGCGGCCACTCATTTCGCTGCGTGGATCATTTGGAATCCAATCGCCAGAGATGAGGGCGATATAGAGGCCAGAGATGAGGCGCGGAAAAACGCAGACTATGAACTCAGCAAGGTGAAGATAGATCTCGATTGGGATGAGTCAGGCACCATTGATGAAGCCGAAGAGGATCAGGGAAATATAGTTTTGTTGAGGGGTTAAATGTCGAACCTTGTTGGAGCCATTATTGCTGGAATGAAGTCCACGATCTCCACTACACTGGGTTCGACTTATAGCGAGCTGAGATACATCTATGACATGGAGAAAAATGACAGTAGGACGTCCAAGCTTTCATTTGGAGTGAAGCCCCTAGCGGCTGATCCGGCCGAAAGCTTGCTAAGAAGTTTCACGCTCGATCAGGGATTTGAGATTTTACTAGCCGACACAGTTCCTAGGACTCATGATGATGTTCAACGGGAAGAGGCGCTAGTAGTCATTTACGATAAGGCGGATGATATTTTCAAAGCAATGGTAAATACCAAGATTGGAATCCCAGGCATTGTGCTCAACATCAACGGGCCGTCTTTGTCTGAGCCTGAGATTTTCGAATCCAACACGATCATACTGGTGCGTATGGGTGTTATTGTGAAATATAGAAGCCAACTACTTTAAGGGGGGCCTATGGCTACAGGACTTATTAAGAATAACACGGTGATCGGATGTGAAACCGAAGCGACCGAGGGAACCTATCTAGCCCCGGCCGCTGATACAAGTTTCATTCAACCCCTTGAGGACGGCTTCGGCATGAGCCCCGCAAGAGAAATCATTGACCGAAACGTGCTAAACGCCTCCCCAGGAAAGCCCACCCCACGGCTCGGAACCAAAACGGGCGCAGGTGAATTGCCTGTAGAATTTAGAGGCTCAGGCGTTGAGGGCGGCGAACCAGATTTTTCAAAGCTACTTGAGGGCGCACTCGGAGCAAGACGAAACAGCACCGGCTCAACCACTAAAATCGGGAATACCGCTACGGTCTTACAAATCGAAGATGCGGATATTTCTAAATACGCAGTGGGGGACATTGTTGTTGTTGAAGAGTCTGGGGCCTTTGAATCCAGGCCAATCGTTGCGGTCGATACCACTGGAGGCGCAGCAAACATCACTTTGGCTTTTGCATTAACGGCAGGCGCACCGGCTGACAACGTAGACATTTCAGCTTTTCAAACCTATCACCCAGCGGCAACAGGACACCCCTCTTTCAGTGTCACCTATTTCTGGGCCAACGCTGTCGCACAAGCTCTCATTGGGGCAAAAATCGCAAGCCTATCGCTTGATAATTTTGTGACGGGCCAGGTAGCTGGTTTCAACTTTGGGCTCGAATCACTCAGCTACAGAGATGAAGCGATTGAGGCCGCACCATTCACGCCTGTTTTCGATGATGAGTTGCCCCCTCTCATTCTATCGGCGTGCATGTACCGAAACGGCTTGCTCATCCCAGTGAACACCTTCGGTCTAAACCTCGCAAATACGCTAGGGTTTCTTACCGACATGTGCTCCCCCAACGGCAGGGTATCCAGTCGAGTTACCAATAGGGAGATCTTAGGAACTATCAATCCACATAAGGATGACAGCTTTACCAACTTCTTTGATGATTGGACGAACGGGACTGAGTTTTCTTTGTTTGTCTCGGCAGCCAACCCAGGTGCATCACCCGGTGAGCTAGACCTGGGTTCTATTGTGAGCATCTGGCTACCCCAATGTTTTACGACTGAGTTTGTCACAGGGGACCTTGAGGGAATCCTGGTGGATGATTTAAGTTTCAGGGCAACAAGAGGAGGCCAAGGAGACAAGGACGAAATGTTCATTGGTATGACGTAATGATTATTTACAGAACTGATGAAAGAATTCCCATTAAGTTGGGGCACATTACGGTTTATGTATCGCCGCTCTCACAGGGGCAATATGCAAACCTAATGAGTCAAAAAAGCATGTCAGGCGGCGTGGAGATTAGCGACGGTGCCGCTATGTCGATGATGGCCCTTAAGTTTGCTGTCAAAGATGTAGAAAGCAATGTCCCGATAGAATATCGAGACGGAACCAAATTCAAACTTCAACAAGATGAATCTGGCAAACTCACCGATGAATCAATCTATGGATTGACTCAGGTTTTGGGTGCGCCTGAAATGAACAAGTTAGCTGAAAAGGTTCTACTCAATAAATTCGCTGACGATACACCCGAAGGGGTGGCTGTCATTGGGAAGCGTGCTGGCACAAAAAAAAAGAGACGGGGATCGGTAGTAGCCTCGGCGTAAAAACCGTTTACTATACGATCCTGAAAATCTCAACGCTTTCATCTGGGGAGTTTGTTTCTTTGAACTCCACTCTGCATGCCCTCAACAATAGGAAGTTTATTTGCTCTGATTGTGTTTCCCAATTCAAGGGTAATGGCGCAGAGGAGAAGCTGGAGATGAGACAGGCTCAGATGGCATGTAAAAAGGACTTTGGTTCCACGCTTCACAAAGTCCAGATCAATGACGATACTTTCGGCTATTCCAAGTGCGTAGGAAATTACTTCTCACATTCAGCGCTTCAATGGATTGAGGCTCATCAGCTTTACGACAAGGGCATTCTCCCCTTCCCCGGTGGGTTCATGGATCAACCCAATAAGGCGGTGGAAGCCATGCGCGTTGTTCAGGGATTTAAGATTGAGCAACTAAGACGCGATCAGGCCAGAAATAACTTCAAGTCTTCTGTCGCAAAGGGGAATCGTGGCAACGGATAAAATTATCATAGAAATAGACGTCGAGGGAAATGCGGCCAAGCAAATCAAGAAGCTCGATAAGACCACAGATAACTTTGTGAAAGACACGAAGAAGGGGTTTGCCAGCCTAGGCAGAATCTTTGACAACTTCGTAGCCAACATAGGAAGCGCGGCCGTCGTTGGCGCGTTCAATGTCGCGTCTCGCGCAGCTCGTAAGCTCTTTGATGTTTTCATCGTCGATGGCATTCGTGCCGCTCAAGCCCAGGAAGATGCCGTCAATAAGCTAAACACTGCGCTTCAGCTCTCTGGAAAGTTTAGCGCTGAGGCCTCTCAATCCCTACAAGATTTCGCATCGGAATTACAATCCGTCACTACCTTCGGAGATGAAGCTATTCTTGAAACACAGGCTCTCATCCAGTCCTTAGGGCAACTCGAAGAAGAGGGACTGAAGCGAGCTACCGCTGCCACGCTAGATCTGTCTGCCGCCCTTGGGATTGATCTCAAAGCGGCCGCCCTTTTAGTTGGTAAGGCCGCGAGCGGTGAAATCAGTTCCTTTTCTAGATACGGTCTCATTATCCAAAAGGGAGCCACGAATGCGGAGACCTTTGAGAAAGCCCTCACTGCACTAGAAACAAAATTTGGAGGCGCGGCTCAAGCTCAGGTGCAAACCTTCTCAGGCTCCATGGCCCAGCTTTCAAATACCTTTGGGGATCTGACTGAGGCGACTGGTGAGTCGATAGTCAAAAACGATACTGCGATTCAAACCATTCAGGGGCTCACAGATATATTTGCTGAGCTTGAGATGATCGTGGATGACAACCAGGAAGCCATTCAGGAATTCATTTCAAAATCCATCATCGTCGGTATCAGGGCCACGGCAGATCTGGTTAGGTCTATTGAGACCCTGAATGCCACATTCAATAACCTGAGCAGAACAGTAAAGGCCGCCACGCTAGATGCCATTAACCCGGCAGCGGTCTCTCAAAACGTATTCAACCTGGCCCGCAAGTAGGTTGAATACGTTTTGAGAGACCGCTGCCGGGTTAATGGCATCTAGCGTGGCGGCCTTTACTGTTCTGCTCAGGTTATTGAATGTGGCATTCAGGGTCTCAATAGACCTAACCAGATCTGCC